ATCTTTTAACTCTTAATTCATTCGGTATTTGGTCGAAGTTATGGCTAAGTTGTACTGCCTCTCTTACATCTAAATCTTCATCTATTAAATGTAACTTCCAATGTTCACGTCTTACTTCGTCTTCAACTATCTCAAACGGTGTATTCATCAAACAATAAACTAACTCACTAGTATCGTGATTCGTTAGCATTAAATATCCTTGCAACTGCCAATAGTACTCTTTGTTTTTTAAAGTAGAATCGAACATCGGAAACGTACTGCCATTCCAACTGCATTTAATATCAGCTAAAAGATTATCTGTACAAATGTCAGGCTCACCAGTTAACCATTCGTTGTTAAATCTTTCTGTATTCTTAACTACAAAATCCCATTTAAGAACTTCTGATGCAAACTGAATTGCTTCATCTTCCATTTGTATTCCTTTATCAGTATAACGGCTTGAGAAGTCTTTATATATACCTAGTTCTTTTTCTTTAAATACATCTTGAATGTATGTTTTTGCAGTTTCAGACAAAACCTCAGATTTACTCCGAGATTCTGTCATTAACTTTCCTAGTGAACTGCATCTAAATAGTAATTCGCTCATAATAATTTTATTGCTGCTTTTTGTAACTCAGTTAATTCAAATTGATTCAAGTCTGAAACTTTAGCTTTGCCATCTTGAATAGCAATTAATGCTTTTTCAAATCGTTCTTGTGGCATTGTAGGTTTCTTATTAACGTGTTTAGTAACATCGTTTGCATCGTCATCTTGCATAGATAAAGATAGTAAACTTTGAAGCGTGTAACGTCTAAAATAAGAAATACAACCGCCTAACTTTTGCGGGTCGTTTAACTCTGGAAGTTTAATCTCAGCATTAATATCTACACCGCTTTCAATGTCAACTATTACACTATGCACACAACCATTCATAATAGGTTGTAATAGCAGTAAATTGTACTTATGTAGTATTGGCTCAACTACATCTAAAATAGTGTTTAAATCTGCATATTTAGATTTAAAGAAAGGATTGTCAGCAGACTTGTTAATCTTGCCAATTTCTTGTTTAGCCAAGTGTAGTTTGTAATAGATTCCGTTTGGCTTTGGAATTGCATCTTCAAAAGAAATAGATTGTTTCTCTTGTAATTCTCCTTTGATGTCAAAGGCTTTTGTTTCGTTTTTCATTTTGTTTAATTTTTAGATTGTTTACAAATATACTACTTATTAACTAATATATGACTAATTGTCGATATTTTTTCTTTATTTCCGCTATTGTATTCGTAAATAGTAGCAGTCATTGGATATAATTTATTCAAAATCCACTCATCAAAGTTGGCTAATACAATACTTTCAGCTACTTTATCAATCTTCTTTTTGTTTATGTGATGATATGCAGCATCGTGATTCTTTAAATTAATTACTTTGGCAATGTCTTCGTAAATCATTCCTTTTTTTCTAAGCAATTTCGCTGCATTAGTCTTCATTTGTTGATAGAATACACCACGATATTTAAACTTGAAATAATCTTTAATATCTAATTCTGTTGCTTCAGTATTCCTGTTAATATATGTTTCAATTTCTGTCATTCTCCATTGATTTAAGCCATTGTCTAAAGGCAATTTGAATATTCACTTGTTGGTCGATTAATTCGATGTCAGCATCTCTCATAAAATAGTTGTCGAATCTCCTGATTGATGCTATTAAACTGTTTGCTACCATCTTCATCTGTTGATTGAATTCTTGGTCTTCTAGGAAGTCTGCTAGTACTGGAAGTATTCCGATTGCTCCTAGCAATTTTGTTTCTTGTTTCATTTCATTTGCTTTATAAGTCCGAAAATATGATTCGCTTTTTGATTGAAGTCTAATCCTTTGCCTTCATCAACTGTAGATTGAATTCTAATCTTTGACTTTGTTGAAGGAACGTAGGTATTAACTGCCTTCGTTGGTTTAACATTTCTGTTTAACCACGTTTGAAAATTTTCTGCTCTCATTTCTTTAGTTTTTTAATTTCATTCTGTATTAACATTCTTTCGTATTGCTCTCTTTCAGCAGCATCAAATTCGTTGTTTCTATTGTACTTTTTGATTCTAAAATCTGATAAGTAAAGTTGATGCTCTAGTTCTTTGATTCTGTCGTTCATCTTGTTTGTTGTTTAATTGTAAAATAATAATTTTCTGCAACATCTATAGCTAATGTAATTTGATTAGCTGAATCCCAATCGCCTTCTTGAATGTAATAGGCTTTGATTGTTTCTAGTTCTTTGATTGTATCATTCATAACTCAAATGCTTTAATTTCGTTAATAACTCTGAAATAACTAGCCATAATTCTCTTTGTAACAACCATTTGAAACTCGATTACTAAATCTGATTTAGGCTTGAATCCATTAGGTGCAGCAATTTCTACATTGTATCTACACATTGAATCGTACTTTTGATTTGATTGTTCTGCTAAATCTAGCAAGTCGATTGCTTGATTAGTTAGCTTTGAAAGTTGTTTAATGTTTTTCATTTTGTTTTGTTTTTAGTTAATTGATATATGCAAATATATGTACAATGTTTATATCTACAATACTTTTTAACAATTATTTTTCATTTATTTTTAAGATGTCAATGTTTACAAGGCTTTCAAGATGTAAAAAAATACTTAATTTCAGCTTATAAACTTAAAAACTTTACAAAATATCAGGCTTTAACTTTACAAAATGTTATTTATAACGTTTATTTAAGATAAATATTTTCCACTATAGATGGATTTAATACTGCTAAAAGTATACTATAAGGCACTTTTAAGTGTTTTTACCGTTTATTAAGTGTTTTTCTCCTTCACAAGTGTACTATAATGCACTTTAGGCACAAAAAAAAGGAGGCTATTACACCTCCTAATTCAATCCAAACCTAAACAAAACAAAAATTTTAACTCTGCGAATATACTAAAAAATATGTGTTAACCTAGCAACTTGCCCATTATATTTTGAATGTATATATCCTTCTACTGCTTTCACTCCTCCACAAAAACCGTTTCTGTGATGCCAAGAATCTGTGCCTGAAGGTGAACGAAGGCTTTCAATTGTTATACCTGGAAAGTCTTTGCCTGATTTGTGATGAATGTGATGTGTATAAACGTAACGATGTTTAGTGTTAGCCCATAGTATAGAATGTTCAGTAGCATATAGCAACGGCAATGCTTCTAATTTTGCACCATCACCGTGTGTAGTGCCTATAAAGTTATCATAGTACTGGAATGCTTTGCGATGTTTCAAGTCGACGTTAAAAACGATGTTTTCAGCTTTATGAAAATGTGCTTCAATAAGTTGTAGCAAAAAGAATCCGTGTGTGTAATCGTGATTAGATGGATTATAAACAACTTCGACATCTGCAATGTGTACTAACATCTCTAATAAATCAATGTACAACTGTTTTGCCGTTAGAAAATTATCATACCACATTCCATCTGTATCTTGTGGTGTTCCTGCAGTTGTAGAACTCTTTGTATTATCTGTGTGTAGAATATCGTTTCCTGCTACAAAAAGAATTTTATCAATCGTATATCCTTTGCTTTTTTGAATAATTCCTATCAATCCTTCCTTTGCTCTTTGAACTGCAATTTGACAATTATAATCTTCTCCAGTTTCAAAAGCTGAAGATAGTTTGCCGATGTGTAAATCAGCAATATCAATTACTAATAAGTTAGAATCTTTATCTTCAACACGATCTATCTTCTTGTACTTTGGTGAATGCTTCTTTGTAGCTTCAATTGTTGCCTGTTGTATTATAGAAAATCCTTGTTCAACTTCTGTTTTAAAATTTGGATTCTTAAAGAACAAACTTGCCTTATCAGTTTTTAACCAACCGTGTTTAACATCTTCATCATTTACATCTGCTGAATCAGTAGCATTCTTTATTCCTCTATATTGTTTAATTATTTCAAATTCATCTGGTTTCAATCGTATTCTATTATTCGACATTGTTTTATGTTTTAGGTGAATAAAAAAACCTTCGTTATGAAGGCTTTAGCATTATTTAATATTATTGATTTCTTGCAAGGTGCTTTTTGAATCTAGTTCTATACCGTGATTTTTAAAGAATGAAATAATCTCACTTAAATAACTATTTCCTGCTCTTGCTCCAGTAGAATAGATTTTAATAAATTGATCTAGTTGACCTGTAAAGATGAAACGATAACCCGGTACATAAGGTGACATCTGATATGTCTTTATATTCTTTGCTATCTCACTTGAATAATAAGGCTTGATGTTCACTTGTTTATTCATTGGATATGTTTTAGACCTGCCTTCAATAATTTTAGTAAAGTAATCTATTTGCCTACCTATTCCAATCTCTAAACTAGCAAGTTTCACGTTTGCACCTGAATCAGTATTACCGATATTACCAGGATTGTTTGTTCTATAACTTCTAGTTCCTACTTTGAATCCTTCATGGTCAGTCATCACTATTAAAAGCAATTTCAATCCTTTAGATAGATTCATTTTTTCAATAGCAGGAATATACTCTTTAAGTATCTCATCGTTAAATGAAATCTTTGCATTATTAATAATCGGCTTGTCAGGAAAATGTGAGCCGTTAATGGTCACTCCTTTGTACTTTTCAATATCCATATTTATTCTATTTAAATTTAAACAAAAGTACAATTAATAAGATAAGAAATGCAATTACACCAAGAAATCTAAAGTTATAAGCAAAACCTTTTCTTTTATCGTTTTTAATCGTTTTAATAGCTTCTTTATACTTGTACTTTGTATTGTACTTAATTAGCTTTAAAGTATCTCTAATCGTTTTATATTGATATCTAATTTCATATCTAGTTAATGGTGCTTGTAACTCAGGACATTTAACAGAAACTTCACGATAGATAATTGAATCTTTGCCATCCTTACCTTTAATAATTGTGTTTACAGTAACCACCGTAGTGTCACATATTATCTTACCACCTTTCTCAATGAATTTTCTTTGATGAAATTTTGCTGAACAAGAAATAAGAAAGAATAAATAGATAGATAGCAAAAACATAAATACTAAAGTCGCTAAATGTGTGTAGTTAATCTTCATTTTTATATGTGTTTAAATATAATGTATAGATAATTCGTTTTTTTATACGTTCTTAAGTATAATATAATAGCCAAAACGTGCATAATTTGTGACAAATGAATAATATATTAGCTATGAATCTTCTTGCTAAATGCATCCGATATCTTACTACCTACTGCAACCGATAAGAAACCGAAGAATACTTCTGAATTATAACCATGCATACAGAAATCTATTAAGCCAACAAGCACACAGATAGAAAAAGAAGTAAACATTGTTAAAGAAGTTCTTGACCATTTACCGTCTTTTTTCAGTGTGTCACGAAATAACTCTTTTATTTTTTCTTTCATTTGGAAGAATTGCAACTAATTTCTCTTTTATTAATATTTCACTTCGATGCGTAGATGCTTTTTTTATTTCTTGCCTATCATTTAAGCACTCGAATAGTCGTTCTTCTACAGATGACAATCTACTGTTCATCCAAATTAAAGCAATAACGGTCATACCTAAAGCACCGTGTTTTTTTATGGTTTCAATAATTTCAAGCATTGTGGTTTATTTTTTTATCATTTCTACAAAAGAATCAAATATAGCTTTTTGTTCCTTACTCATATCTATATAGTCTAATTCTGTAAACGATTTTGGTACACTGTTTTCTATTGTATAAAATTTCATTATTCTTGCAATTGGATCTGAAATATTTACTGTTAACAATTCTTGAGTATCTGAAAATTCATTTACAAAAAAATCATAATCTGAAGTCAAAGGATAGTCTATTCTTTCGTTTGTCATTTCATCATAACAATATATAGTATCTATCATTATATCTATTTTAGTCACATTCTCCATTATAAAAATATATTACCTTGTGTATCTTCTGTTGCTACTATTGCTTGTGTGATAAGCACACTATATGCTGCTCCACCTTTATATGTATTTCCTCTTGTAGATATTGCTTGTGCTGTTGGTCCATTAAATAAATAAGGTGCTGTTGCATTTGCTAACAAAAATGTAGAGTTTAGTATAATACTAGGAAGTATAGTTGTATTACTTGATATACCAATACCTCCAGCATTATTCCAATCACATATAATATTTGAATTATGTATTTCTATTGTTGCTGCATTCGCTAAAATAGAATAACTACTTGTAGATTTTGAAGTTAAATTATATGCTTTTGATGAAGTAGATGTTAACTGAGATCCTCTTGATGAAGAGCTAATGCCTGTGCAATTATATAAAAATGATGAACCTGATGTAAGTCCTGCTCCACTAACTGAAACACCTACGCAACCTACAATATTTATGCCGCTGGATGCTTCGAATCCAACACCTGAAGTAGACCTTCCAATACAATTATATGCGTTTACCGCAGCTAAAAACCCTACACCACTTGTTGAAATACCTACACTATTAGATTGATTTCCTGCCAAGCCATAAATACCATAACCTGAATCTGATACACCTGTACAATTTTG